TGACACCTCAAGACACAGATTTTGGTAAGTCACTCCTTAAGTTTCATGAGATGTCGTTCATGACACCTGAAGCTGAGGAATGGTTAGCCTTCCAAGTTGCTACAACGTATGGACTTGACAAGGCTCCCATGTCCGAACGACTAGCCTGGGTACGTGACAACGTCACAATCATCAGCAAGGTCGCAACAGATCCCATTGGTAACCTTCCTGAATGGGAGGTCGCAGATGAACCGTGGCAGTTCCTGGCAGCATGTGAGGAGTATTATGCATGTGTAATAGCGTGTATAAGACAACACACATCTCTGCCTGTAGCTACAGACGCTACATGTAGTGGTCTTCAGATCCTGGCAGGTCTTGCCAGGGACGCATCCACTGCTAAGCTGGTTAACGTATTGCCTTCTGATAAACCTCAGGATGCATACAAGGTTGTCGCAGAAGCGGCAGCCCCACACGTACCCGACACAGTCAGACCTTACATGGACAGAAAAACTGTCAAACGTGTAGTGATGACCGTACCCTACAATGCTAAACCGTTTTCCAATCGTGGATACATACGTGAAGCATTGAAGGAAAAGGGTGTCGAAGTTGAAAAAGATGACTTGACTGAGACTGTCAAAGCTGTACGGGCTGCAATGGATCGCATTGTGCCTGGACCTATGGCTGTGATGTCTTGGATTGAGTCAGAGGTCGGTAATGCAATCGATCGTGGTCTGAATAAACTTACATGGACCACACCGTCTGGCTTCTCAGTTACACAAAAGCTGATGAAGAAAGACCACCAAGAGATCAGTCTTGAGTTACTAGGTCGTTGCAGGATCAAGGTTGCAACCGGTGATAGCAGTAAGGTAGATAAGAACCACCACAAGAACGCAACAGCGCCAAATCTTATCCACTCCCTTGATGCATCACTCCTGCACCTATCTGCATTACGCTTCGACGCTCCGATTTCCCTCATACACGACTCGGTTCTATGTCGTGCTACTGACATGTCTGTACTTTCAGCCATTGTTCGTGAAACATACATGCACCTCTTTGCGGAGCATGACTACCTAACATCCTTTGCCCAACAAATTGGGGCAGAGACTGACCCACCGATGATTGACGACTTAGAACCCGCATCGGTTATCGAATCCACTTATTTCTTCTGCTAAATGGCACGCACCATCATCAAAACTGAACAGCCCGTTATCCTCGAAGGTTACCAGGCTGTACTGCAACCAGGTAAGTTTGGCTACAAGCTCATGGCTGTGGTCAATCAAGATGTCGTGGATCAGCTTGAGGCTGATCGCGTTGAGTCCCTGAAATGGGCTGAATCTAAACTCAAGAATCCCAAGCGTTCGGTTATGAAGCCTGAGCCCTGGGAAGAGGTTTCCGAAGGTAAGTACCAGGTCAAGTTTACCTGGAACGACGAGACCAAGCCGCCTGTGGTAGACACCGAAGGCACGCTGATCACTGACGAAAGCACACCGCTGTACAGTGGTTCTAAGGTAAAGCTGGCGTTCTTCCAAAAGCCTTACATTCTCAAGGACGGTGTTACCTACGGCACCAGTCTAAAGCTCAAAGCAGTTCAGGTCATCTCGCTTTCATCGTCTGCTGGTGTTGATACCGGTGACATGGATGAAGCTGATGTGGCTGAGCTGTTCGGTAAAACCGAAGGCTTCAAGGTTGGTGACCCTAACGTGTCCAACGATGCAGGAGAACCTGAAGACGACTTCTGATGGCTTTCCGATCCCGACTCGAAGAGAAGGTTGCTGATCTTCTCGTCGAGCTGGGTGTCAAGTATGAATACGAAACCGAAAAGATCTCCTACGTAATCGAGCACAAGTACAGCCCGGACTTTATTCTTCCGAATGGTGTGTACCTGGAGTGCAAAGGTTACTGGGACTCTGCGGACCGGCGTAAGATCAAAGCAGTCAAGACTCAACATCCTGACCTTGATCTACGCATGGTCTTTCAGGCACCCTACAACACTATCTCTAAAAAAAGTAAAACGACGTATGCCAAGTATTGCGAGAAACTCGACATACCTTGGTGCTCGTTTGCTAATATCCCACTCAAGTGGCTCCTATGAGCGAGTCTGAATTCGTACGTCACATACCGTGCGACAACTGTGGCTCGTCTGATGCAAATAGCTTGTACTCGGACGGGCACACTTTTTGTTTTAGATGCTACAATCATACCGGCGGTAACGCCGTTGTTCACAATCACACCATGCGAGATGTCCACCTACAAGGCTCAGCCGGAAGGCTGCAGAAGCGACGGATCTCAGAAAGAACCTGTGAGTTGTTCAAAGCCTATAAAGATGGAGAACAACTACGCTTCCATTACTACAACAGCTCTGGCACACTTCTTGGCGCAAAGATCAAGACCAAAGACAAAGAGTTTCGTTGTGAGGGTGAGGTAAAAACCCTGTACGGAATGCAAAACTTCCGTCACAAAACAACGAAGAAAGAGCAGAAGCTAGTTATCTGCGAGGGTGAGATGGATGCATTGTCCATCTGGGAGGCACAACCTAACTGGGACGTGGTCTCCATCCCTAACGGAGCAGCAGCAGCCAAGAAAGCGATCCAACATAACTATGAATGGATCAACTACTACGATAAAATCGTCCTTTTCTTCGACAACGATGAAGCCGGCCAGAAGGCTGCTCAAGACGCTGCCGGTGTGTTACCACCTGGCAAGGTGTTCATCGGTCTTCTAGAGGACTACAAGGACGCCTCAGACGCTTTACAGGCTAACGACAGCGAGGCTATCCGAGCTGTATGTAACTACGCACACATTCAATACAAACCTGACGGTATTGTCGAAGCAAAGAACTTGCTCGATGTAATCACAACACCGTCACCACCATCAGATCATGACTATCCATTTCAAGGACTACAATCAAAGCTTCACGGGATCCGGTACGGAGAGCTTGTCACGATTACTGCAGGATCAGGGATTGGCAAATCGTCCTTCTGTCGTGACTTATGTACTCACCTGCTTAACAAAGGAGAACGGGTCGGTTACCTGGCACTTGAAGAGTCAAACCGCCGTACAGCTCTCGGACTTATGTCAGCAGCAGTCGGACGAAGCCTCCACCTTGGAGAGCATGATCGATCTGAGCTAGTAGATGCGTTCGACTCTACGATTGCTAATTGGAACCTGTATTTGTTTGACGGTTTCGGCTCCTACGATCCTGATGTTATCTATAATCGGATTGAGTACCTGGCATCAGGTCTCGACTGTAGAGTCGTTTTCTTGGATCACCTCTCCATTCTTCTTAGTGGACTTGATGGAGACGAACGAAAAATGATCGACAGTACCATGACCAAGCTGCGCTCTCTTGTAGAACGCACTGGTATTTCATTGTTTCTTGTATCACATCTACGGAGAACTACATCAGATGTCAACCATGAAGAGGGAGCACGCGTCACACTTGGACAGCTACGAGGATCCGCTTCTATTGCTCAACTCAGCGATGCGTGCATTGCACTTGAGCGAGATCAGCAGAGTGGATCTCAATCAAGCTCTACGACTGTGCGAGTCCTTAAAAATCGATATTCAGGCGAGGTTGGTGTCGCCTGTCAACTGACCTACGATCTTTCTACCTGTAAATTCAATGAATCACAACCAGAAGCAGAGTTCGACCCAACAACTGATTTCTAAACCAAATCCTCCCACGCCTGAGATGGTAGAGCGTGCACAATTTGTAGACAAAACTTACCATTGGAAACATGCTGGTATTCGACCTGGAGAGCAACGGACTTCTAAATGATGTTAGCCGGATCCACTGTCTTGTCATCTACGATTCGGAGACTGATGAGACGCTCGTTTACAATGACGAAGGTAATGCTGAGCCGATTACACGCGGCGTCCAACGTTTGGAGGACGCTGAGGTCATCGCGGGGCACAACATCATCGGGTATGACATCCCCTGTCTTCGCAAGATTTACCCGTGGTTTACACCAACCGCCTTGGTTGTAGACACGTTGCTACTTTCACGCTTGTATCACACAGACATGCGTGACCTAGATATGAAACACAAGTGGAAGAACATGCCGTTACAACTGTACGGACGTCATTCACTTGAGTCTTATGGTCACCGCCTGGGTGAATACAAGGGTGAGTTTGGTAAAGATGCTGACTGGTCTGAATGGTCACAAGAAATGCAAGATTATTGCATACAAGATGTTAACGTAACTAAAAAACTATGCGATCACTTCCACCCATACCTGAGTGGGTCGCGCTAGAACACCAAGTTGCACAAGTACTCACCCAACAAGAACTTCATGGATGGCATTTTGACTCAGAGGCTGCATGGAAACTTGCATCTTCTCTCAGAACAGAACTTGAAGAAACTTATCAGTTACTACGCGACAGGCACCCTTACGTCTTCGGATCAGAATTTACTCCTAAACGAAATAACAAATCATCTGGATACGTTGAAGGATGCACATTCACAAAGCTCAAGGAACTAAACCCTACTTCACGAGACCATATTTCATGGATCCTGCAAACATTTCATGGCTGGAAACCGAAGGAACTGACACCTACTGGGAAGCCCATCATCGACGAAGTGATTCTCAAGGATATTGGGACACCGATTGCGATGGATTTCTTGAAGTGTCTCGATATTACGAAGAAGCTGGGGATGATCTCGGAAGGCACGAACGCATGGCTGAAGCTATGTACGACTGCTGATCGTATTCATCACCACTGTTCAGTTGCTACAAACACACACAGATGTGCACACCGTAAACCAAACCTAGCTCAAGTACCTAGTGATCATGACTTCAGAAAACTATTCACGGCATCACCTGGTCAAGTTATGGTGGGTGCCGATCTTAGCGGTATCGAGCTTCGGATGCTCGCACATTACCTCGCTAAATATGATGAGGGACGCTACGCGGACGTACTACTCAACGGAGACATCCATCAAGTCAACGCAGACCGAATTGGAATCAGCCGCCGCCAAGTTAAAACAGTCACTTACGCCTTCCTCTACGGTGCAGGTGACGCCAAAATCGGACATTCCTTTGACTCTTCCTTAAATGATCGCAATGCGAAATCACAAGGTAAGGAGATTAGAGCAGCGTTTGTTTCTGCTATTGATGGACTTGCGGAACTTCTGGCGGCAATCAAAGCGGCGTCTGAGAAGGGCTTTGTCCGATCGATAGACAAACGAAAGATTGCCGTTGACAGCCCTCACAAAGCTTTGAACTACTTGCTCCAATCAGGAGCTGGTGTAATTGCAAAGCGTTGGATGGTAATCAATCACGAAAACACTAAAGAGTTGTGTTGTTCACAGCTCGCTTTTATACATGACGAATTACAATTCGAGTGCGACCCAGTGGACGCAGACGCGCTATCAGCATCCCTGGTACGCTGCGCTGAAAAGGCTGGAGAGTACTATTCACTACGCCTCCCAATCAGTGCAGAAGCAAAGCAAGGGAGGGACTGGTCGGAGGTCCATTGATGAAACTACTCATTGACGCCGACTATATCGTTTACAAGTCTTGCGCCGGCGCTGAAGACGAAATTGACTTCGGAGATGATGTCATCTTGGTTGTTAGTAAGTTTTCAGAGGCACTATCTAATGTACAGCGTGAGCTGAGCAAGATCAAAAACAACTTTATGTGGGACGTGCCAGAAATGGTGCTGTTCTTTAGTGACTCTAAAAATTTTCGGAAAAAAATTTACCCCGATTATAAAGGTCACCGAAATAGAAAGAAGCCCTGCGGTTATCGCCGCGTAATTACAGCACTCAGTCAGCAGTACCAAGTTATTAGAATGCCTGAGCTTGAAGCTGACGATGCCATGGGTATCTACGCTACTGCAAATCCTGGTAACATTATTGTATCTCCTGATAAAGACATGCGTCAAATCCCTGGTCGTTTGTACAATCTTGACGAAGTGATAGACATCACGCCGGAAGAAGGTATGAAATGGCATTTTATTCAGACGCTTGCAGGTGACCAAACCGATGGTTACTCAGGCGTGCCTGGTATTGGAATCAAACGTGCCGTTGCTTTGTTTGAAGAGAATGGGTACACGTGGGAGACTGTTGTCAAGGCGTTTGCAGAAAAAGGTCTTGATGAAGAAGTTGCTTTGACAAATGCCAGACTCGCACGAATTCTTACACACGAAGATTTTGACCAACACAAACAACAGGTCATACGATGGGCTCCCTCCTCCGCCAGTGACAGAGCTGACGATGGAGCAGGACCTAAAGATCAGACGCCTCAAGGACCTGCTTCCTGAGGCTGACAAAGATGACATCATCACGTTGTTCATCGCACTACAACGGCAGAACTTT